TTCTCACCTGCATAACGGTTCTTCAAGACACGTATCGTAGTGGTGTTGGCGATGTTAGGGTCGTCTGCTTGTTGGTCACGCTCCATTGCAATCACTGTATCAGACAACTGAGCAATGGACTGTGATCCTCTCAGATGTGATAGAGATACTTCCCTACCTTCTTCATGGCCACCATCAGCACTGACCCTGCGTAGATGAGAGACTAACAGCAAAGCACAGTTAGTTTCTTCTACTAAGCTACGTAGCTTAGTCATCAGAATATCAATGTTCCTACGCTCATCATTACCATCCAAGCCAGAGATCAGGATAGATAAGTGATCCAGGAAGATCCACTTACAATCTAGAGCCTTGATCATGTAACGGATACGAGCAAGGATTTCTTCTGTGCCTAACGAACCAAAGTGATCGAAGGCAAAGAACCTTCCAGTTCCTACTGTAGCAGCTTGATACTTCTCCAAGTCTTCCTTTGGGTAAGCTTCACGTATCTCCTTAATATACAATCTAGCATTAGCTTCAACTGACATAATGTGAAAGATGGTCTGCCTGACATTCTCCTCCAAGCAGATGACACCAATGTTCTCTGTGGTATTCTTCAGCATGTGGTGCATCAACTCACGCATTACAGATGACTTACCAGTGCCAGTGCCAGCCGTGATCGTAGTTAACTCTCCAGTCCGAATACCATACAGCTTCTCATTCAAACCAGCAAAGGGATACAAGCAAGTTTGTTGTTGCTTCTCATCGTATAGAGCAGCACCATAGTCCTTCAGGTTGACAATGCCAGCGGGTGTGTATGTCCTAGCTGCCCACCAAGCCTTCATGAACTCCTCTCGCTTACATTCCTTGATGTATTCGTTAGCATCCTTTAGGTCTAGGTAAACAATCTTACACTTGTTAGGCTCGAACATCTCTGCTACTTGGATGGATGCCTTCTTACCATGCTCATCATTGTCGAAGCAGATAATGATGTTCTCGTAAGAGTTAAGGAAGTCGTAACTATTCTTACAGTTTTTAGCTGCTGATGCTGCGCCATCCTTGATTGAGACAACAGGCCACTTGCTTCCCATAATCTCATAGGCTGACATAGCATCCAATTCGCCTTCGCAGATGGTAATGTATTTACCCTTTTGCTGGCAGATATGCTGACCGAATAGGACAGCCCTACCAAGGGAGCCTGGGGGATCAGCAGCAAACTCTTTGTTAGCTACATGCCTAATCTTATTAGCAATGTGAGTATTGTTGATGTCCATGTAAGGATAGATGTGTTTAGTAGTTTTACCCTCAGCATCCTGAACAATACGAACGCCATACTTTTGACAAGTATCACGGCTAATGTTACGTTCCTTAATAGGAAGGATAGAACCTATTTGAGGAAGTCTATTATTAAAAAGTGCTACGTCCTTTAATTGTGTTACAGCTTCCATATCCGCTCCATCTAATGATAAGTCTTTATGGGATGATTTAGTATAAGTCTCACAGACAAAACAGAAGTAATGTCCATCATCATATAGTGTATTACCGTCACTTGAATTACAAACATCACAAGGACCACGGCTCAGCATCTTACTATCTACTAGAGCTTTTACCATACTAGATATTATCCTTTTCTTAAAAGTTAATTAGGTGGTGGCTATTACTATTTTATACTCTGCCACTATCCTTCCTTTCTTATTTTTTGCAACAATACCATTAGGGATATCCTTCACAATAATGCCGATATGCTCTAGGATTATACGCCTTTCTAAAAGTTCTTCAAAAGCATCTTTCTTAGACTTGAAGCCCTGCTCCATGACGTAAGAAAGCTTACCTTTTTTACAAATAATATCATAAAATACATTATCCTTGTTTTTCACGTAGCGCCTCCCGTCACACGATCAGACATTATATTTACATCCTTAATCTCTTAGGCTTGGCGTTCCAAGTAATTAGTATTGATGTTAACAGGAGAAAAGTATTTAGATACGTGAACCTTAACAGAAAAGATATTAAATGGCTTGCAAGAGAACACATCCAAGTAAACATCACCAGTATAATTGCAGAAGTGAGCGCAGATATTAGATGTCTCAATTAACTGAACGAGTGTGAAACCTTCTTTATTACCTGAACCAAAGTTAACAACCTGAGGTTCACCATAAGCAACCATATCAATTTCTTCAACCAATGTCTTAGCGAACTCAATTACTAACTCTTTATTTTTAATACTTTTGATATTACATGCACGACAATTCAAGATTAGATGATAACCCCAAGACTCTAAGGCGGGCATAGTTGATTGAGTAGACACTAGCTTATTCTCCTATATAAAATATGTTACTTAAGTTTTATTACGCTTACGTTTAAAAGACACAACTTTAAATTCTTTAATCCAAGATTTTGGAATAGCTATTTCACCGTCACCTTGAGGATCATCTTCTTCAGTTCCAATTAGATAAGGGCATATGATAATATAATTAATACCAGAAATATTATCTTCTTTAATATAAAAGCCTACTGCTTTACTAAGCATAGGCTTTAGTAACTTTATTTTAGATATATCTTTCCAGCCTACTATACTACCACCATATGCATCATACCACTCGATATATACCAACTCCATAGGAAGAGCAAGTGTTTTTCTTCTGGTTAGATATTGTTTAGTCATCCTTTTTCACAATATCAATATGCATCACACAACCAAAAAAGATTAGGATACCTAGTGCAGCAGTAGTCCAATCGTTATTAAGCAAAGCATGAACAACTATTAAGATACTACCACAGACAGTTGCCATTAGAACATAAAAGTCTATCATTCTAGATTATCTCCTCATTTCTTAAATAGGGAAGGTTACACGAAGGACGCCATCTTCTCCAGTATAACAAACTTTCTTTATACCAAACTCAACTATACAACGGTAACATCCTTCACAAGGCTTTGCCATTGCCGGTATGTAAGAAGTGTTCGATGTATTCCGTTTAACTCTTACAACGATAAGAGTGCATCTACTAAGGTCTTCGGTATTCTTAAGTATCTTTAATGCATTCTTTATAGCGCCTATCTCAGCATGTCTATGGATTGCATGTGGGTTCTTCCTGAACCTTAACTGGAAGGGATCAGACTTATAACCATTAACTCCTAAGCCTACAATAGCCTTCTTAAAAACAACAGCAGCAGCCAATCTATACGCTCTGACTGGATACTCGATATTGCTTGCTATGTCAAGCAAAAAGTCGATCTTATTATTTATAGAAAACATGGTTTCCTATCTCCATGACTATAATCTTATCCCTCATCCAAGGAGCCTTAGCTTGAGGCTGAGCATAAAATACTACATCCTCCAAACCTTTTATAGTAACACCTTTCAATGCTAAAGACACAGCATAACGACTGTCCTGCAACGCTTTCTTGTCTACCATCACATCGCTCTTGCCATCACACCAGTAAGAAAAGGCACAGCTTTTAAGCTTATTACGCTTATCTTTATGGACAGTATAATGAACGACACCACAATAAGTATCAGGGTATTTATTTATACCTGACAACTTCCTATTTATGATAATAGCAAGCACAGCTAGTTTACCCTCTAAGGGTTCCCCTCTAGCTTCAAAATAGACAGCCTCTACAAGACAGGTTAACTCCGTATCACTAAGTATTTCCTTATGCTTCTCTGTATTAACCTCTCTAGGAAGTGTTAGAAAGTCAGTTAGATTTTCTATACCTCCTTCTAACTTAGTTTGTTGATAAGGCACCTTGTCACTATACACATACAAACTAAATGTTACTACAAATAAGATAATTATAAACATTAAGATACGCATTATCATGATAATGTTATATCCTTTCCTTATATATGGGATTTGGTGCGCCCTACAGGACTCGAACCTGTGGCCTACAGCTTAGAAGGCTGTTGCTCTATCCGGCTGAGCTAAGGACGCTATTTTTCTTTCTTAGATGTTATAGTCAGTCTTACCTTTACGCCAGCCCCTATTCTTCTTCTTATCTACTACTCTTAAGTTACTAGGAGCATTATCACCACCCTTCTTCAATGGAGTAATGTGATCAACCTCTACGCCATCGCCTTTAGATACTCTACCAGCTTTAGCCATGGTTGATCTAGCTGAATTTCTTACAGCCCGTTTCTTAATCTGATCAGGTTGTGAATGATAATCATCGTATTCTTTATCGTAGTCTCTTGGCTTAGCCATTTTGTTTATATGCTCCTTATTTATTATTCTTTATTAGTTGATGTTGGTGATGATAGGTGGCCTTTGTCGTCTTTAACTAGACGCAACTGTGGCTTTCCAGCATCTCTTAAGTGTCTAGGAGTTACTAAAAATCTCATAGCTTTATCACACGTTTCATAGGTATTAAGATAAAGACCATCATCATTATAACAGTCTACACCTTCTGTTGCGTGACTTAAAAGAAACACATACTTTTCATACCCAAAGGTATTCCTAACCATAACTTTTAGGGCATGTAACTCTTTCCTAAGCTGTTGATTATACACCATTTTACTTAATCCTTTAGTATGATTACATAGATACCAATAACTACAAACATAATCATGCTTAACCATGATAAAGCATCCATAATTATCAATCCCATAGTGTATCAAAATACTTTCCGAACAGATACATAGCATGTTCCTTACGACACCTATGATTTACATTCTCATCTATATCTAATAAGTTATCTTTTATATATAGATTAAATACCCAGATCATCTCACCTAAGACCCAGTTGTATCTTTCTCTAAACTTATACTCAGCTTGAATATAATCAGATGAACCAGCATAATCATCATAGCCACGACAGTTATCTAACAGATCTTGTTCTTCTTTATTCATACGCCATTGTTCAGGGACATCCATGTTATCTATGTAAGGACTTCCATGCTTAGTGTCTTTCAGTTGCTCCAGCATAGGGACAATGATGTGGGCCAGTGTAGCATCCATAGACCAAGTATCATATGGGTGCAGCTTAATCTTAACCTTACGTTTACTATATAAAGTATAGACCCAAGAGCATAATGTGTGTGTCCAATTAGGAAGCTTGTCGGCTAGATGCTCACAGTAATCTTTATTGACGCCTACCCAAGTTAGTAATTCCATTACTTGATAAGGTCCCCACCATTTCTTATAGGGTCCAATATATACACGCATTTTATTCTCCTTTCCTATTAGAATTTAGAAAATGACATCTTCCAGGTTAGTATCTTACAGGTTAGCATATTTCAGGTAAGCACCTTGCAGGTTAGCATCTTCCAGGTCAGCACCTTCCAGGTTAGTCCATTTCAGGTTAGCACCTTTCAGGTTAGTCCATTTCAGGTTAGCACCTTGCAGGTTAGCACCTTTCAGGTTAGTCCATTTCAGGTTAGCACCTTGCAGGTTAACACCTTTCAGGTCAGCACCTTTCAGGTCAGCACCTTCCAGGTTAGCACCTTTCAGGTCAGCACCTTTCAGGTCAGCACCTCTCAGGTTAGCACAAATTCCAAATGCGTCTTTAGATAACCACAACGAATGTAGACGTAGAACTTCTTGTAGTTGTTCTGTATTCATAACTTAATCTCCTAAAATGGTTATTATACGCTAGTCTGATTCCCATGCCCAGTTAACAATTATCCAGTCATCTAAGCAATCCTCAAAAGAAAAGGC